GCGTGGCCATGATGGGTGTTCTTGCTAGTTCTGAGAAGAAGTCGCAACTGTGGTTCGCACCAGCGGGCTTTAACAGGGGCGGTCTCACCGAGGGCGCCGCAGGAATTCCAGTGATAAATGTAACGGAGCGTCTCACCTCTAAGGATCGCGACACTCTTTACGAAGCACGAATCAATCCGATTGCTTCCTTCCCATCCACTGGAATCGTGGTATTCGGACAGAAGACGCTTCAAGAGCGCCAGTCAGCGCTGGACAGAATCAATGTCCGACGGTTGGTAATCTACTTGAAGAAGCAGATTTCCATTATCTCTTCGAAGATTCTATTCGAACAGAACGTACAGGCTACATGGAACCGGTTCCGCGCTTTGGTTGAGCCGTTCCTGGCGAACGTCAAAGTTACCTTCGGTATCACCGATTACAGGCTGATTCTTGACGAGTCGACCACCACCCCTGACCTTATTGATCAGAACATCATGTATGCGAAGATTATGGTCAAGCCCGCACGGGCAATTGAGTTTATCGCGATTGACTTCGTGATTGCATCCACTGGAGCGTCATTCGACGACTAATAAATTTTAAACAAACTAGTTATAATATTAAGGGAGAAAATTTAAAATGCCATTCTGGTCAGTAGACTTTGGGGACAAAGAAGCCCAACTTAAAGATCCTAAACGATCATTTAGATTTACAGTACAATTTATGGGTATCAACGACCCAAATGGAAATGGGCCCGTCCTCTGGTATGCCAAGACGGTTCAGAAGCCATCTTTCTCCATATCTACCGCAGAGCACAAGTATCTTAACCACACATTCCAATATCCCGGTTCTGTAACTTGGAACGAAATCGCTGTAACACTCGTTGATCCGGTTGATCCAGATATGGCTGCAACTCTCTCAGACATTGTGGTACAATCAGGATATTCACCACCAACTAATGCTACGAATGAACAAATGGGCACCATGTCCAAGGCTAAGGCGGCCGGTGCACTCGGCGCTGTCGTTATCACACAGATTGATTCTGATGGCAAGCCCCTTGAAACGTGGACCCTCTGGAACGGTTTTATCACCGAAGTCAAATACGGAGACATGTCCTATGGCGAAGATGAGCTTACTGAAATGAGCGTCACCCTTAAGTATGACTGGGCTCGCGTCGAGACGGTGTACTCATCAGCAGCGGTGGCCGGTAGTCAAGGCAAGAGTTTCTTCGGTGTATAAACAAGACAAACAATAATTTGAGAGGTGTATATTGTCACGAAATAGAGAACGTGTTGGCGGCACGAAGCAAACGAATGCTGATCCGCCCGTTCCACAACTAACAGAAGGAGCTTCCGAGTCTCCGTTTTCCTTTGTGGTTCCCACGGAGTTTGTAGATCTTCCGTCAGGGGGGCGCTTTTATCCAGAGGGTCACCCTCTGCATCAAGAGTCTACCATTGAAATCAAGCAGATGACTGCGAAGGAAGAGGATATCCTTACGTCGCGATCACTCATTAAGAAGGGGATTGCTTTAGACAGAGTTTTAAAGAATCTCATCATCAATAAACAGATCGATCCAGACAGCCTTTTCATTGGCGACAAGAACGCCATTGTGGTGGCAACTCGCGTTTCTGGTTATGGAAACGAATATACGACGAATGTTGCATGTCCAGCATGCAGTACAGCCCAAGATTTTACTTTTGATTTAAACGAAGCTGAAATATTGAGCGGCGAAAGCAGCTCCGAGTTGGGCGTGGTGGACAACGAAGATGGAACCTTTAATATAGTGCTCCCTAAGACAAATGTCGATGTCACTTTTCGGCTCCTTACGGGACGAGATGAAAAGCGCTTGCTTAAACTTAGCGAAAGCAAAAAGCGCAAGAAAGACGGAGAACAGAACATCACTCTACAACTCCGCAGCATCATTCATGCAGTAAACGGTGATGATGATCCTAATCTAATAGGATATTTGGTTGAAAATCTTCCGTCTGCTGATTCACGCTGCTTACGAATGGCGTATCGCGCAACCAACCCTGATATTGATTTAACTCAGGAATTTGAGTGTGAGGCGTGCGGCCACGAGCAGGACATGGAGGTTCCGCTTAACGCGGAGTTTTTTTGGCCTGACAGATAACTATATGCAGAACGTGTATGAGCAGTTCTTCTTCTTAAAATATGCGGGAGGTTGGTCATTTGCAGAGGCTTATAATTTGCCAATTGGGCTTCGTGACTGGTTCACACAGCGTCTTATTAAGCAACTTGAAGACGAAAACGAAGCTATGGAGAGCAGTTCCAAGGGAAGCAGCAACAGTCAGACGCTGACAGCCCACAATCAACCCCGAGGATTAGGGGCCCCTCCGCCCGGCAGAGGCAAGAGATAGAACTCTTGCCTTTTTTGTATTTAGACTAATTATTAACGAGGTAATTTGTTTTGGCTGACGACACTGGACCTACCGAAGAAGAAGTAGCACGCAGGCGAGCTATAGCCAAGCTCGCCCGCGCGGAAGTCGAAGCGACCGACGAAATGATCGAAGCTACAATGCGGCTTAACGCACTCCGTGGCACGGGGCTTTCCTATTTAGAAAACAACAAACAGCTGCTTCAAGATGAAGTAGAGATGCTTAAAGAGAAAGCCGCGGCATCCGATTCTATACTAAAAAAATGGTTTAAAGGAAAAGAATTAAAAGAAGCAGAAATAGAACTCGCCCAGACCGAGCTTAAAATAAATGAAAGAAAATTAAAAGATTTAGACAAGTCGGGTGCAGTCGGTAGAGCGGCATATGATACACTAAAAAAGCAGATCGCCGACAACGAAAAAGACCTAGCAACGAAACAGAAAGCGCTCGGAATAGAGACTAAAACCTCCAAGAAGAAACGAGAAACTCTTAAAATTTCCGGAGATCTTATTAAGAGCATGTCCAACGGCGCCCTCCAACAATCAAAGATGGGAAAAGGGATGATGAAAGGCGTAGATGGAATCATTAAGATGCGCAAGGGCGCACAAGGATTAAACGCGGCTCTTAAAGCCGGCACAATCTCCATGAGTATGCTGGCTGCAGCCACGGGCGTTGGCATCCTTTTGCTTATGGTGGGCGCTATCTTCAAGCTGGTAGAATGGATGCTTAAACTAGCAGTGCAGACAAGAGATGCGACGGTTGCTTTCCAGCGCGCCACTGGTGCCGCTAAAGAGTTTGGAGCAGCGATACCCGCCTTGGAGCACGATATGCGCGCCGTAGGTGTTTCTATGGAAGAGGCGGCCGCAGCCCAGAACGCACTTTACAAGAGCACAACTGATTACACGATGGCTTCTGCCGGCGCCAGAAAAGACCTATTGAAGACAACCGCCCTCATGGGCGAGTTTGGTGTAAGCGTAGAGACCTCCGCTAAAATCGCGCAAGCAGCCACCAAGGGGCTGGGAATAGGAATCGGAGGGGCCGATGAACTTCTGTTAGGGCTATCTGCACACGCATCAGATATTGGCGTGCCAATCAACAAGATGATGGAAGACTTTGCGGCCGCATCAGACCAACTCAAGCGCTTTGGTAGCGATGGAGAACGCGTTTTCAAGCGACTGGCCATGGTACAAAAGATAACAGGAATGGAGATGGGGCGCATCCTTTCAATTACAGAGAAGTTCGACACCTTCGAAGGCGCCGCAAAACAAGCAGGACAATTGAACGCTGCATTGGGCGGAAACTTCGTGAATGCGATGGATCTGATGATGGAAACTGATCCTGTCGAAAGATTTAACATGTTGCGCGACAGCATCATGAATTCAGCCGGCTCCTTTGATGATATGAGTTACTATCAGAAGAAATTCTACGCCAACTCCCTCGGATTGAAAGATGTCGGAGAATTGGCAGCGATGATGTCCGGAGACTTTGACGCACTAGATGGGAGCATCGGTATGACATCGAAAAAGTATGCAGACCAGCGAAAAAAGGCTAAGGACTGGCAGTCCACAATGGAAATTCTTAAGAACACGCTCGCGACTCTTGCTCCCACGTTTAAAAAAGTAGCCGAGAAAATTGATGAAATGGTGCAAGAGTTCTCCAAAGGCGAAGGACCTCTGAAAAAGATCGGAGTCATCTTTGATAAATATATGACCGAAGAGTATCTGCTACCGCTTCTTGAATCGATGCCCGGCAAAATTGAGAGCGTTGTCAAGGGCCTTGAGAGATTTGCAAAGAATGCGGATAAAGTGGTAGAGATGATTGAGAGTATGATCATCGTGGGAAAGATTATAGGTGGAATACTTATTGGGGTTGCTGTGGGGTTCGCCCTCGTCACCTTTCCAATTAGTGCCACGTACGCAGCCATCGCCGGAGTGGTCGCCGGTCTCCTCTCGCTCTGGGCCATGTTCCACAAATCGGGATCCGATTCACTGGCGCAGATGCTTGGCCTCGACGGCGAGTCCACCCTCGCCAAAGGTTTGAACGTGATCCAACGGGGCTTCAACAAACTAAAAGGGGGGATCACCTC